AACAGGATAGGTGCGTTTGTCAAATAAATAGTTTAAATGAAAATCAATGAATTACATAACCAACCGGTAAAAGCAGACACATACGAGGCTTCGATGGCCTTGAACCAATTGCTAAAGATTGGGAAACATGCTATTAAACTTCATAACATGATAGACGATGATGCCGAGATGGAGTCGTGGGTAGCAAAGAAAATAGACCTTGCGGGTGACTACGTGAAGAAAGTACACGGTTACATGCAGGGCGAGAAGGCTGGCTTATACGATGACGGTGGCATGACAGAAATCAAAAAAATGCCAAAGGGCACAGGAACAATGTATGGCGTGAAGGAAGACGCGGGTGAGGGACACATGAGCAAGAGCACACTGTACCACACTGCCAAGTATGCTATAGAGTTGATGGGCATGATCAACAAGGGTGATGACCTAGAAGGTTGGGTGCAGAGCAAACTGAACAAGGCCGCGGACTACCTACAGGGCGTACACAACTATGAAGAGTACCAAAAATTAAATCCATACAGAGAAGAACTAGACGCAAATATTTTACAAAAACACGCAGGTATTGTTCAAAAACACATTGACGAAATATTGGCTAGGGAAACTAGACTCGACGATGTTGATACCAAACCAGGCATGATGAGGATATTGGCGAAGAGGGTCAACGAAGTTGAAAAAGAGATTGCCAAAGAACAGAGAAAAAACACAGACGAAGCACACGGTGGCGAACATAGCACATCTGGCAGAAGTATGTCCAAGGGCGAGATGAACAAAAGAGAAAAGATAGTCAAGGGCATGAAAAAAGACAAAGCAGGCTTCAAGAAAAGATACGGTAAGGACGCAGAAGCAGTTATGTATGCAACCGCAACTAAAAATGCTATGAAAGACGACGAACAGATGGAAGAAGGTCTAAAAGATTGGGCAAAGAAAACAGCGATGGCGGGTGTGATAATTGCTGGATTGGCAGGCGTAGGATCAATACAAGATGCCATAGATAGAAGTGTGCCAGCAGTGCAGGCCATGGAGAAAGCGTTAGAGATGGCGCAGGACCAAGGTAACGATGAACTTGCACAAATGATTGAAAAAGATCTGTCAGCAGTAAAAGTAAGACTATCAAGTGGCAAAGATTTGAACTTTGTCAAAGGTATGCAAGACAAATATTCTAAATTTTTAGTGAAAGAATATAGAATAGAAAGACCAATGAGCGACAAAGAAGCACGTATGAAAGCACTACAAGATATACAAATGGATCCTAACACATCAAAAGATAAAGAATTAATGGCTAAACTTGCAAAAGAACTGAAAAAACTACGCACACAAAAGGATTCCTAAAATCAAACAAGGATATAAATACTTCGTATGACTAAGAAAAACAACGACACTTCATGGTTAGATATCGTAAAAAGGCTCAATGCTATGAGCAATATGACTCCCGACCAAGAAAGAGCGGAGTTAATGGAAGCGGCAAAGCATGAACCTAGAATTTTAGATGACAAAGACATATCACTGGCAGATATTGCCAAACTTGCCGGCATAAAAGAATACACGGAACAGCCAAAAGTTTCAGACAAGGCAGAAAAATTAATCGAATCTATCACACAAGAGAAAACAGAATCAGTCATTACCAAGGCAATAAAAGAATCAGATGCTGACACTTCCATAGCGACATCAATCAAAAAAGAAGTGACTGAAGAGTCAAATAGATTAGACAAAATTGCAGAACTAGAGGCGCAGTTGGCAGAATTAAAATCGGAACAAAAAGAAGAACAAACATATGACTCAAAATCATTTAGAGAAGTTATCTCAAAAGATATCGCAGAATATATCAAAGACGCAGAAGACACACAACTCGTGGAACTTTATAACACAATCTCAGACAATGAAGCAGTTTACAATGAAGAATCATCAAGCATTCTTATCAAAACTCCAGAAACTACTGAGATAATCGCAGATGCCGAAAAGGCAGAAGCACCCGAGGAAGAAGTTATAGCAGACGACTCTCATGACAAACGAAATTTATCTGAGCCTCATAGAGGAGAAGAAAAAGCAGACGACGAAGAAGAAAAAGACGAAGAAGATGAAGAGGGCGAAGTGCCAATGTTGGATCCTGAGTTTGACGAGGACACAGTGGACGTGCCTGAACAAGAAATTGAATACACAAACGACTTATCGGAAGCAAAGAAAAAACCAGTTCCGACAAGTCCTGACAAATGGTCAAGAGCCAAAGCAAAAGCAAGATCAAAATTTGACGTCTATCCATCAGCATACGCGAATGCCTACGCCGCAAAAGAATACAAAAAAATGGGCGGTGGCTGGAGAATGGGCAAGCCTAAAAAGAAAAAGTAATATTTTATCATCCAAACTACCATAAATATTTGCATGGAAAACAATAATCTATTTTCATTCAAGCAATACCTAAATGATGTTGAAAAATTAAAAGACAGAGGAACGATCGACGCGGACATACAAAAGCAGTCTCCTCGCAGTGCTGGTTCGAGAGGACTTAGAAAGACGCACGACTTTGTTAAATCAAGAGTGCAAATGATGGGCGAGGCCAAACAATATATTTTGGAAAACCTAGATTATTGTGTAAACTGCCATGGTCTTATACTTTCAGAAAAATACCAAGGCGGACTAAGGAAATGGTTCAAACAAAAATGGGTAAACATTGGTAAAAAGAAGAAAGGTGGCGGACACCCAGAGTGCGGAACTTCTGGATCCAAAAGAGGTTATGCTAAATGTGTGCCGGCCAGCAAGGCTAGATCAATGTCTAAGAAACAAAAGAAATCAGCAGTAAGTAGAAAAAGAGCCGCTCAAAGAAAAGCAGGCAGAGGCGGTAAAGACACAGGTGGTTCAGGAAAAGCACCTATCAGAGTAAGCACAAAACCAAAAAAATAATACACTCCAACTTAATACTTTAAATAGTTGCATGAAAATATTCATGACAGGTAGTGACGGATTTATAGGATCACACCTGATGTCAACATTGCAAGAACACGAGATACAAACCCTTTCACATGATTTACGAGAGCATAAAAAAGTCGAAGAGCAAATAAAAAATTTTCAACCAGATATAGTTGTGCACCTTGCCGCACGTACAGAAGTTGAACAAAGTTTTTATGAACAACTTCCATTCAGTGAGATTAATTATGTGGGCACCATTAATTTGATTGAAAGTTGTCATAGGCACTGTCCTAATCTTAAAAACTTTATCTTTGCATCAACTATGGAAGTATACGGTTGGCAACCAATTAGTGATGAAATTAAAGAAAATGGTTTCACAGATAATCATGTTGCATTTGATGAGAACACACAACCCAATCCAAATGCTCCATACGCCGTTGCAAAATACGGTTGTGAAAAATATCTTCAATACGCTCATAGGAGTTATAACTTTCCTTTCACAGCACTAAGGCAGACAAACACTTATGGACGTAAGCAAAACGATTTCTTTGTAACTGAAACAATCATACATCAAATGTTAAAGAATAAAGACGAAATAAATTTAGGTTATGCTAAACCATACAGAAACTTTCTTTTTATAGAGGACTTATTGGAGGCATGGAGTGCTGTAATTAATGACGAAGGTAAAAACACAAACGGAAAAATTTATACGCTTGGTCCAGATAACGTGATACAGATCGAGAAATATGCTGAAAAAATTGCAGGTATGATAGGATGGAATGGTAATATAAATTGGGATACCAGACCGGCTAGGCCTGGTGAAATATTTTGGCTGAATAGTAATCACAACCTAATTACAAAAGACATAGGATGGAAACCTAAGACTGACCTAGACACAGGACTTGATTTGACTATTGGATATTGGAAAGAAAAAAATGGAATATAAAAATTTCAATAACGATACACTCAACTACGACATACAAGATTTTCAACTAAGAACATACGTTGAAAAAGTAGTGAAAGAAGTACATCCAGATCTGGGTGTTTTAGAAAAAATACACGAGGAAGTCGATCCTTCGACCTTGTTCAAGATACAAAAGCATGTAGAAAGAAGTTGTGGTCGATTAGAGTTTATGCAGATGGTGGATAAATTTATTGAAAAATATATTGCTCCATTGGTAGACAATCAAAAATATCTCATACAAAGATATGGTGTTTTAAGAGCAGTGATACCTAACCAATTAAAAGCAGGTAGACTGTTAAGTTTTCATCAAGGGATATGGGTTGGAAATGGCAAAGGCTTAAGAACAATTTGGACACCTATTACAAAATGTTGGGGCACAAATTCAATGCAAATGCTGAAACTAGATATAAGTCGAAAACTTACAAAACAATGCATTGATGAAAAATGGGATTTTGAAAAGATACAAAATGAAAGTTTGAAACATAGTTTTCCGATTGAATTGAAACCAGGACAGAGTTGGTTGTTCAATCAGGAGTGCATACACGGAAACGTAAACAACGAGACAGATATAACTAGGTTTAGCATGGACCTAAGAATACTGCTCAAAGATCAACCTTACCATAGGAAATTTCCTGGAGGATATTTCAGGTTGCCTGGAGATTATAGTGAGGATGTAAAATACACAGGAGAAGAAAATTTCATAACATACGCAGGTTGGAACAGCAGATTCAGTCACAATCTTCCACTGCCTATGCAAAGAGGTATGATGGACAACTACTGTCGACAAAAAGGAATCAACATCAACGATTATCAGTTTGAGAACGAATACTTAGATTGGTTGCCTAACCTAAGAAGTTTCATAAAAGAAAAACCTCACGGCATTATCCTTACCAGTATATTCAGTTTGCCCGACAACAAAGAATGGCGTGACGAGATACTTGAAATGGCGCTCGAGCATAAAGTTGAACTACACTTTGCCAATGAGTTAACTGTTTTGAAAACACGACAAGACCTTGAACGCACACAGACCTACTGTGAATGGAGCACCGCTCCTGGCTCAAGTTACATGGGGTAAAAATGATAAGGACACTGATACTTACACCCGACGGTGTGGGATCAACTTTTTTACAAAGAACTCTCACGGCGGTTTATCGTTTGTGCAATACTCCAGTCAAAAACATACATGAACTCCAAACAGACATGCAATGGTACGACACAGGCGGAGTAAAGGCAGAATTAGGACAACAAAAGTTATCAAAGATACAAGAAACATTAGAAAAAAACACAGACCATTTGATTGCTGTGACGGCCAGTAGAGACAACAGATTACATCCAAAAAAGGATCAGGAAGTTTTTTCAAAATTTTGCAATAATTATTTTACTTCAAAAATTGCCTGCTTCCGAAAAAATGTTTTTGAATACGCATTAAGTTGGAGTATTCGACAACAGACCGGCATAACAAACGCATACTCAATAGAAGACAAAAAGAAAGTTCAAGAACCAAAACAAGTAGATATCAATTTTTTTAAAACAAAATGCCAACACTACATAGATTACCTATTTTGGTTGGATGAATATTACACAGATTACAAAAAAATCTGGTATGAGGATATAATTGAAGATGCAGACGCTGTGCTTGACAGTCTCACAGAACACAAAGGTGTTTTCCAAAAAAACTTTGATATAACACTAAATGATTTTATCAAATATGAATACGATATCTTACAAAATTACATAGACGGCAACGATATTAAAAAACTTGCGTCAGATGAAAAATTTAAAAAGTTTGTGTACGTTAGACGTTTTTTTGGCGAACTAGAAGGGGCAGAAACATTATCAAGAACACTGCCTATCAAAAATACCTCATTGCAACTTAAAAAAAATATTGTCAGAAATTACGACGATTGCTTATCCGCATACGACGAATTCATTAAAAAACATAACATCATCGATGGAAGTCTAAGGGATTATGATTTTTGGACAGGAAAGGTTGTGCAATGACAGAGTTGTTTTATACCAATTACGCAGGTAAAAGCATGGAGACGTGTTCTATGGATGATAAGAAAAAAGAACATTATCCCTATGAGATAAAATATGACTTCAATTCAAAAGGCTTCCGAGATAGAGAATGGCCAGAAGATATTGAAAACAAGAATTGGATCATCGGTGACAGTTACACAAAAGGTCTAGGACAACCAATTGGACACACATGGCCTAGGATACTTGAAAACCTTAGCCAGCAACAGTACATTGTTGTCGCAGAGGATGGGTGCAGTAATGATAGAATGTGTGACAGGATCAAATACATAGCAGAAAATTACAAACCTTCTAGTATGATTGTTATGTGGAGTTTTTTTGCGAGGAGATTTGAACAGGGTAAGAACGTGCATATTACCAACAGATATCCATCGCACGATGACGATTTACAAAATTTTATGAAAAATTTTCACACGTCAAATAAAGTATTTTCTGGCTTGGTTAATTTGATTATACCAGATGCATTTATAAATGACACAGGACACACTTACTCTGCTGATGAATTGGTATACTTGCTTACCAAACAAAATATAGACAAGCAAATAATTATAGCAGACAGGAAAGATTTTGCAAGGGATGAGTTCCATTTTGGTTTGCTCACATGTGAAGATGTAGCAAAAAAAACATTTGATTTAATTGGAAACATATAATATAATAACAAAAAGGAGAAAACATGGCAAGAAATTTCAATGAGGCTGAAAAGCAAAAATTAATACAACTTATTAGAGAAGGATCCCAGGTATTGGGTGAAGTAGATGATCTCAAATCTGGTTTGAGAGATACTGTGAAAGCAATAGCAGAGGAGATGGAGATCAAACCTGCAGTAATTAACAAAGCAATTACTGTCGCACACAAAGACTCATATAAAAATGTAGCAGACGACATGGATCTCTTAGATTCTATATTACACGCCGCAGGTAAAATTTAGTGATAAAATTACTCAAAGAATTTTGGGTAAACAGTTATAAGACAGATCATCTTGCTTTCTATCTAGAACTATTTTCCGTAATAGTCACAGTAATGGGTTCTGCGGTGTTGACATTTACTTCTCCTCATCCTATAATGAGTATAGTGTTTCCACTGTATTGGCTAGGATCTAGCACCATGTGTTGGGCAGGAATCAGACGTAGATTAATCTGGATCGCTTGTCTTACAGGTTGGTTCACGATAATGAACACAATAGGATTATACAAGGTATTCATACAATGAGTTACATAGATGCTTTTTATAAAAGAGACCAAGACAGAGTTTACGTTGTTGAGCGTAACGAGAAAGGTGAACGTAAGTTTGTCGAGTACGATGCGAGATACGTTTTCTACTATCCAGACGCAAGAGGCAAACATAGAAGTATTCACGGCGAGAAGTTGCAAAAAGTACAAACACAGACATTCAAAGAATTTATAAAAGAACAAAAAATAAGATCAAACAAAAAGTTATACGAGCAAGACATCAATCCAGTATTTAGATGCCTCGAGGAAAATTATCTCGGCAAAGAAACTCCAAAACTTAATGTAGTATTTTTTGACATCGAGGTGGACTTCGATCCACAACGAGGATATAGCACTACAGATGACCCTTTCATGCCAATCACGGCAATAACTTGTTATCTGAGTTGGACTGATCAACTTGTTACGTTTGCAGTACCACCAAAGTCCATGAATATGGCATCGGCTAAAATGGCGACGGAGCGTTTTGAAAACGTAATGCTGTTTGAAAAAGAAAAAGACATGCTTGACGCTTTCCTTACTCTTGTCGAAGATGCTGATATTTTAAGTGGTTGGAACTCCGAGGGTTATGATATACCATACACTGTAGGTAGAATACAAAAAGTTCTCAGTTCAGATGACACAAGACGTTTGTGTTTCTGGGGAGAAAAACCAAAAAAGAGAGTGTTTGAGAAATACGGTCGAGAGCAAATAAGTTATGACTTGATTGGACGTGTACATTTGGATCTTCTGGAATTATACAGGAAGTACACTTACGAAGAAAGGCATTCTTACAGACTTGATGCAATAGGAGAACACGAATTAGGAGAAAGAAAAACAGTATATGAAGGGTCGTTAGATGCATTATACAACAACGACTTTGGATTATTCATAGAATACAACAGACAAGATACAGAGTTGTTATCTAAACTTGAAAAGAAACTTAAATTTATAGAACTTGCCAATGAGATAGCACACCAGAACACTGTGTTATTACAAACAACAATGGGTGCAGTAGCAGTGACTGAACAAGCAATCGTGAATGAGGCACACAGACGTGGAGTGATTGTGCCAGGTAGGGTAAAAAGAGGAGAAGGAGAAACAACCGCGGCGGCAGGTGCTTATGTGGCCACTCCTAAAAAAGGATTACACGACTGGATAGGATCAATAGACATCAATTCTCTATATCCATCTGTGATTCGTGCATTGAACATGGGTCCGGAATCTATTGTGGGACAAGTGCGTCCAGTAATTACTTCAGCAGAAATAAACAGAGCAAAACATCAAAAGAAATCATTTGCGGCGGCATGGGATAATCAGTTTGGTAGTTGGGAATATCAGGCTATCATGAAACAGGATCGAGCAACCGAATGTATTGTCGACTGGGAGGACGGTACTTCTGTCAAAATGTCAGCGGCACAAGTGTATGATCTTGTGTTCGATGGCAATAATCAATGGATGTTGTCAGCCAATGGTACAATTTTCACATACGAGTTTGAGGCAATTATACCAGGCTTATTAAAACGTTGGTACGCTGAAAGAAAAGAAATGCAACGTAAAATGCATGAAGCAGGCGACAACGACATCGAACGAGAATTTTGGGACAAAAGACAACTTGTTAAAAAGATTAACTTGAACAGTCTGTATGGTGCAATATTAAATCCAGGATGTAGATTTTTTGACATGCGTATCGGACAATCAGTAACTTTAACTGGCAGATGTATTACAAAACATATGGCGGCTAAAACAAATGAAATCATAACAGGTGAACACGATCATAAAGGACAATCTATAATTTACGGGGACACTGACTCTGTGTACTTTTCAGCGTACAATCCACTTAAAACAGAAATAGATTCAGGCAAGATACCGTGGGAAAAAGAGAATGTGGTAAGTTTATACGATAAGATAGCAGAAGAAGTGAATGGATCATTTACAAATTTTATGACAAAAGCATTCCATTGCCCTAAAACCAGAGGTGAAGTAATCAAGGGCGGTAGAGAAATGGTTGCATCAAAAGGTTTGTTCATAACCAAGAAGAGGTATGCGGTGTTGTATTACGACAAAGAGGGTGAACGTGTTGATACTGCCGGCAAGCCAGGAAAAATGAAAGCAATGGGACTTGATTTAAAAAGATCGGACACTCCGGTCTTCGTGCAAGACTTTCTATCAGAACTATTGATGATGGTACTTACAAATAACGATGAGGCACAAGTACTAGAACGTATCTCATCATTCCGTGAAGAATTCAAAGCAAGGCCAGGATGGGAAAAAGGCTCACCTAAACGTGCAAACAATATCACAGAATACCACGAAAAGGAAAAAAAGGCCGGCAAGGCAAACATGCCAGGACACGTGAGAGCCAGCATCAACTGGAACACATGTAGGAACTTGTATGGCGATAAGTATTCGATGCCAATTACAGATGGAGCAAAAGTTATTGTGTGTAAGTTGAAAAACAATCCTTTAGGCTACACTTCTGTGGCTTACCCTGTGGATGAGATGAGACTACCGGAATGGTTCAAGGAAATGCCATTTGACGCAGAAGCAATGGAGGCCACAATACTAGATCAAAAGATTGATAATCTTATAGGTGTGCTGAATTGGGACGTACAATCAACAGACACGTCAAACACTTTCAACAAATTATTTGAAGTATAATGTTAAGTCTGCAAGAAATAAAATACTTTATAGAAAAATTAGAGAAACTAAAAGGATCAGATTTTGAAAAATTGATTGCAACTAATCTGAAAGTTTTAAAAGATCTTGAAAAAGTTGTGGATGCTAACAATAAACTTGCCATGAACACTTTTAACAAGACACCAGACTGGTATCGCAAAGATCTAGAATGGAAAACAGCAAATGCTAACATGGTTTATGATCCGTTGCTATACAAAATGTTGGAATCGAAAGTGTTTCAGTTTGCAAAAGATGGCGAAGCAAAAGCATTAGAAATAGGTCCCGGGTATGGACGTTACAGTAAACTATTGTCTGCATGGAGAATGATATACTTTGCTGAACTATTGCCTGACACTAAAAAGCATATATGGCAAAAATTTAACACAGAACATCACAAATATCTTGCATTTTTTGAAAGTGCAGGATGGAATTGGCCCGACGTTCCTACAAGCAGTGTGAACTTCGTGTTTGCTTGGGATCT